GGGCTTCCCCTCGGCGCGCTTGACGTCGTCCATGTTGGCCGGGTCCTGGGGGTTCATGATCACGGTCCAGACCTTACGGCGCTGGTATTCACCCTCGGTGATCGTGAGCTCCAGGTTGGCGTATTCGCCGCCCGTGCGCTTGGACTTCTTGACGCCGGTCACCTTGATCACGGCGAAGGCGAGCGTCCCGTGGGGGATCAGCTGGTTGGAGGAGGAGCCGGAGGCTCCGGTGGTTTGGTCGAACATGTTGGTATTTTGGTTTGGTTTTTAGGACTGCTTAGTGGGCAGAGTGGTGGTGATGGTCGTGTCCAGGCGCTTGCCTTCCCGGATCTTGTGGATGAGGGCGCCCAGGTCCGGGGCCTCCAGGAGCTCAAGGCGGCCGGAGCGATCCTTAGCCGGGTAGCCCCAGGGGTTCTGCTGCTGGCAGACGAACGCGCGATACATGCTGCCGTCCTCGGCCTTCATGTTCTGGATCGTGACCACCTGGTCGAAGATACCCGGCAGCTCTCGGCCGGTCTTGCTGCCCTCGATCTGCGGGCTCCAGGTGATGCGGTTGAGATCGTCCTTCTCCTGGTCGAGGATGCCAACGACGACGATGGACATGGAGGCATGCTGCAGATGGGTCAGCCAGCGGATCATCTCCCGGCCAAGGGTGCCATAGGCCGCGCGGTTGTCCGGCTTGCCGGTCTTTTCGGATACGGACTCCGGCTGGGTCTGCGACCACTTGAAACACTCGCGCGACGCGACGGTGATAGAGTCAACGAACACGGTCTGATACTTGGACAAGTTGATGTGCGGGCCGAACAGGGCGCACACTTGGTCGTAGGCTGCCTTGCTATAGGCGCCGTCGCGATCAGACGGATCGTGGCCGCCGATGTAGAGGGCGAGCGCGCGGGCGATCTCCCAAGGGTGGGCGCCCAGGGCCTGGGCGGTAGCGCGGACGTCGAGGACGTCACCGGCCCAATCTTGGATGGCCAGGGTGCCGGCCTCCAGGTCCACGAACAGCGTGGTCTTGGGATCCAAGGTGCGAGCCTGGGTGGTCTTGCCGGCGCCGGACGGGCCGAACAGGGCGATGTTGATCTTGGGGACGGCCTTCAGTCGGTCGTCCGCTTTGATAATGCGGATCATATGTCGGTTTGGTTGGGGGAGAATTAAGCGAAGGTAACCTTGGGTTCCGGGTAGGTAACCGTCCGGGCCTCGGTCAGCTGCTCGATCAGCTTCTTATCCGTGAGCGCCTTGAAGGTTCGCTCCGGGACGGAGAACTCGATCTTGAAAACGGAGTAGACCATGTCCGGGTCCATGCTGCCGGCGACGTCGCGCAGCTTGAGGTTGTCCCACTTGACCTTGGGCTTGAGGGAGAACTCCAGCTTCACGCCGTCGATCTCCTGGGTCAGCTCCCCGGACGTCTTGCCGGCAGCCTCCAGGGCGAGCTTCATGGCGGCGCCGTAGCGCTCCGTTAGGATCTGTTCGTGCAGGGCGATGTTCTCCTTAAGGGAGTCCAGCGTCTGCAACATGTTGTCGAAGGTGAGCTTCAGCTCAGCCGTCGTGCGGTTACGAGGGTCGATGTTCATTGTCGGTTTTGTGGGAAATGACGTAGTCAGCTATGACGAGGGGCTTGCCCTCCTCCTTAGCCAGGGCCATGAGGACCAGCAGCTGAGACGAGGGGATCGAGCTGCGCTCGGTCCACTTCTCGATCGTCTTAACTGATATGCTGTGCTTCATGGCGGTGAGCCGGCGCCAAAGCTCCATTCGTCCACCGAAGCGGCGAATAACGGCTTTAACGTCGAGCTGATACATTGGTTGGTAGGGACAACGTGCCCGGCGCCATGGCCCCCGCAACTCCGTTTTGTAGGAGTCTGTTACAGCTAACTGCGAGCTTTGGCAGCGCGCAGCAGCAGCCCGATGCCGACGAACGACGAGCCTACGGCCATGGCCAGGGCTATGTCCCTGGTAGTCTTGAGCGCCAGGGTCGCGTTACTCAGCTGGCGCTCGGTGTTTTTGTCGTCGAACACCAGGCCGGCGTCCGTGATCAACCCGACCATGGCCGTGCTCGATGAGAACGCGTCGAGCGTAGCCTGGATCAGATAGGCGGTAGCCGCGGCGCAAAGGATCGACACGATCGACGTCACGCCGATCGCGATCAGCAGATTGCCCTCATCGCTTGCGCTTTGCGGAGCTGACTTGGGCTTGGGCTTTCGCACGAATATATTGGAGAACGTAGTCACAAACCTCCGGCGCTGCGTAAGAGAGCGCGCCCACAGCTGCGAACTGTAATGAGATACTGTGTATGTATTCGCGGACCACCATCGACGCGAAGAAGCCGACGATGCAAGCGACCATGATCCGGCGCGCGACGTAGCCCAGGCTCTGCTTCTCCGTGCTGAGCAAAAGCCTCGCGGTCATGGCGCCGGCGCCCAGGGCCGACGCCTTAGCGCCGTCAGCCAGGACCTGGTTCACATCTTCCGGACTAGGCGGGGGGATTGGGCTCATTGACGGTGTCTCGTGCTTTGTCGTAGGCCACCCAGATCAGCAGCCCGGCCAAGACCAGGCCGGTAGATGCAGCGATCCAGGCGAACCATTCGCTCTCGGTTATGTAGGGGACGCTGCCGGCGAACAGCCCGGCCACTAGTAGAGGCGCGCCCTTCTTGATGCCAGCGAAGGCCATGGCGACACCGCCCAGGACGACGAGCGCAGCGCCGGTGAGGGTCCAGATCCGGTGATCACCCTCCTTCTCGACGCGCACCAGGTCGGCGCGCAGCTGCTTGTTCTCGTCAGCCAGGCGCTTGATCTCGACGGCATTGGTCTTGGCCATGTCGTCGGCTTTCTTCCAATCTTTGTTGAGCTGATCCAAGAACTTGCGCGCGAACTCCGTCTGGGTTTGGTATGCCTTTTCGTCGTTAGCTGCAGCCCTGGCCAAGGCGAAGGCCTTGTCGCCCTCGCTCGCCGGCGGTAAGTATGATTGAGCTAGCCTGGCTTCAGCTCTTACGACCGGTGGCTTGTCGGCGTTTGTCTCGATCGCCACCAGGGCACCGGCTACGCGGCCGTCGATCTTGTCCTGCTTGGCTTCCAGGGTGCCAAGCTGCGCGACCGGCGTTGACGGTTCTATGACCGGGGCCGGCTGCGAGCTGCACCCTGCGAGGGCCAAGCATATGACAAGAGCTGATCTCAATTCTTGAACTGCTCTGCGATGGACCGCGCCTTGGCTTCAGCCTGGTCGATCTTCTCGCGGTTCTTCCGGAACACCAACAGGCCTCCGATAAATCCGGCGGTTAGACCCAGGGCGAACGTGATGATGTAGCTCATGGTTAAGATCTAATTATCTCCGCTTGCCAGGCAACTCCTCGGACGGCGGGAGCGACCCCTTTTTGGGGGGCTTAGCCTGGAGCTCATTAGACCAGCCGGTGTCGTTGGTCATGGCGACGGCAGCAGCGCCGGCGACCGGGTGCAGCGCGGATCCTGCGATCACGGCTGCGCCCTTGATCGGCGCCACGGCAGCCCTGCCGGCAGCGGCCTTGAGCTCTGCTTCCTTCTGGGCCTGGGACTTGGTGTCGTCCATGCTGAGCTCGATGGCCTTCTTGCCCACGCGGCCGGCGCCGACAATGGTCTGTCCGGCGACGCCGCCAGGCGGCTGATCGCGCGCGATATACTTGGTAGCCATTTCGATCTTAGGACCGAACGCGCCGGCGAACGAGGATGCGTTGAACAGCTTGTAGATCCAATGGTCTTTCTTGCGCTTCTCGGAGGACTCCGTCGGGAACAGGTAGTCCTTGCTCTCAAACAGGGCGCCCATGGCCACGACGGTCAGAGGAGACAGCATGAGAGGCAGCAGCATGCTGATGCGCTGGATCGCCGGCATATCCCTGGTCGTGACCGCGCGCGACGCCATGCGATACATGCGATCGGTGACCTCGGAGTAGTAGGAGTAGCTGAAGCTCATCAGCTGCAGGGCCAGGCGCCCCAGGACGGCGTCCTGGAACACCGGCTTGTGAGCTCGGTTTGCCCGGACCGCGGACTGATGGCTGAAGCGGACCTGGGCTTCCTCGTAAAGGCGGGCCATTTCAGACCCGTCCGTAAGCATGGCCATCCGCGCGGCCCGGTCCTTGGTCTGCTTGACCATGGCGCACCAGGCTGCGAACGCGTCCTGCTTGGCCTTGGGGATACCAAGCTCAAGCAGAGCTTCCTCGGCCGTGCTGCGTGTGTCGAACTTAAGGAGCCGGGCGATCCAATGGCTGCCGTCCAGCATGCCGGCG